CCCCAGTGTGGGGTTCTAGGCGTATTTAAACGGGAATTAACCCGTCGCCGGTCCTTGTGCGTACGCAGACTGCCGTATTGTTCACAAGACTAATGTGAATATAGCAGTCTGGGAGATCGCATATGGTGCAAATCCAGAAGTCTACATCGACGCCGGCAACGGCCGACGTGTGGACAAATGCAACTGGAAAAGCAAAGACTTGCTCTGATAAGGTAGGCTGGTTTCACTGGGCTACTTGGGACTGTGTCTCAAAGTATGCCGAGGTTATCAGCGAACGCCGTGTCAAGCCGAAGAAACCTGTATTACCAAATGAATTTTTGGTGCATAAATACAAGGTTTCTGGAGCTGCTCTAGCTCCGTCGGAGTATTGCTATGAACCTGATCACAATGTGACCAGTTTCGAGGCAATTTTACCGCAGACTAGAGCGCCAAGTCTTTGCGCTGGCCCTCAAGATCTCATCGCGTTGTATTCCAACGTGACTGAGAACGCAAAAGCAGATGTGTTTGCGAAAGCAAATTCACCTGCCATCTTCGATTTAGCACCAGTGCTCGCCGAGTTAGGCGAAACATTGGTCTATTGCGGAGGATTAATGAAGGGCTTATTGAGCCTTCTAACATCCATACGTGATGGAAGCTTGTGGAAGATATTGCGCACCGCTAGATCCCGGATTAGTGACCCGGAATCTATGTGGCTTGAATACCGTTACGCTATAATGCCACTGATATTAACTATTTCAGATGCCATACAAGCGTATAAAGGCGGTATATCGAAAACGACGTTTGATGCGCGGGTTTCCCGCACATTCAAGCTTAGTCACGATAATACTAGCCTTAAGTTTTCAAACTTGTTCTATTTTGATTGGACGAACAAGATTGTTGACAAGGTATCAGCGACAGCACGCATTGAAGTAAAATCTCAATGTGATCCTAGCCCATTAGGTATGGGTCTTATGGATGCTGTTCGGGCTGGTTATGAAGTCTTGCCGTTGTCATTCGTCTTCAACTGGTTTGTTGGAGTCGAAGAGTGGCTGACATCTCTAAGAAATACAAATTTAGAGGTTAAGTCATCTTATGTGACAACTGTTGTGGACAGAACTGGTCACGTCTTCTCTGAAGACGCGAATGGTTTAACATGGACAGTTCCAATTGATTGGGACTATCATGAGTTCATGATGAAGCGGGACATCAACATCGCACCACCAATTATGCCGCTTCTACAGGCAGAGAATTTATCTCTGCACAGGACTGTAGACGCACTTTCACTAATAATATCTATTGCAAAAGGGCTCCTGTCCCGTAGATAACGAGAGGCGTATTATGGATTCCATAACACTTCTAGATGGTGGCACTACCGCTACCACTGGTGGGTCAAACCAAGTGTTTGCACCCATTGGAAAAACAGTGACGAACGGTAAAGCTTTTGGCGACGTTGCTGTGTCTGATCTAACATCTCGCGAAGAGATCATGATCAAATCTCGGGCTGCTGTTTTCAACCAAAACACAAGCCTATGGTCAAAACAAAAGACCTCAAGTACTTACCTGATCCCATATTATGATTCTGATGGTAGGCAGTTTTTCAGCCTTATCAGAGTCGAAATGGAGGTCGCTCCAGAGCATCTCACTAACGTATCAACACTCATCGACACTCTTCGTGAGAAGGGTGCACAGATGATAGTTGATGCAGAAATGGATGGCACCTGGAATACTGGTGCGTACTGATGTCTTGGGATTTTGATTGGTCAGCCCTTATAGAGGCAATTGAAAAATTATCCTCTTGGCTGATTCAATCCTTAATTCCAGCTATAGCGGAAATCTTTAAAGATCCGCCAATTTGACCGGAGATACACAGTTATGACCTTACCCAAAAAGCATAACAAAGTTCAAAGAAAACAACCTTTGTTCTGCCTTGAGAAACTGTACTCTAACATTTTTCAAGGTCTTGTAACAGATTTGACTGAACCGGGGACGCGAGAGCGTGCCTACGGCATGTCTAAGGTTACGAGAGACCATCGGCTTGTGCCGAATCTTTCATATCATGGTGCTCCTCCTTATCTTTTTAAGGTTTGGTACCAGCTTGAGAATTTTCATAAGCGACTTATCTTTAAACAAGATACGTCCTTTGAAACCTTAAGCAGTGAAGCCTATGACAAGTTTTGTTCATTTCAACAGAAGTCACAATTGATTGACCCGCGTGCTAATGAAGTTGTCAAGCATGCAAAATCAATCGTTTATGACATTCTTGGAGAGTTCTCTTTCGAGAGATTTTCCAAGTACTGTTGTTTTGGCCGAAAAGCAGCCAAAGATCTTACACGTAAGCAAAGTTACATCGACTTGCGTGTGAAAAAGTTGAACGGAACAGCTTCACAGCTGGCAACGTTTGACGAGATCCGATCGCGCGATATACATCTAATGCGCGCGACGCGACGTGAACGAAAGAAATATTACGTTGCGACGTCTGTTATAAAAGGATCTTCTGTACCGAAGTCATGGAAGGCAGCGCGTCTTATATTTCCCGACACCGTCGTGGGAGGTTTCCTCTCACGTGGTTTAGGTTTGTATATGCGCTCCCGACTAGAGGCTTCCACTCGTATCAATCTTGCTCTCCAACAAGAGAGACATAAAGTTTGGGCGCAACGTGCGTCCGAAGATGGCAAGCATGCCACCATTGATGTGAGTGAAGCGTCGAACAGTTACATGCCACTCCATATGGAATTACTTCTTCCAGAATCATGGAGGGCGATTGTCGACACGGTTAGGGTTCCCATTTATGAGTTACCAGACGGTCGTACTGGCAATTTTGCCAGTCAGATGCTGATGGGCTCAGGGCATACCTTTCCATTACAGACAATCCTGTTCTACGCTTTAGCACAGGCTGCCACGGATCTCCTAGGAGAACGTGGTATTGTTAGTGCATATGGGGATGACATCATCCTCCCCAATTTCGCTGCGCCCGGATTTATCTGGGCTTTAGACCTCATAGGCTTCAAGGTGAATACCGAGAAGTCATATTGGTCCAGCGACTATATGCATGTTAACAAATTTAGGGAATCATGTGGAGGCGATTATTATCAAGGCCTTGATGTGAGACCTTACATGCCTGAATGCGAAACCCGGAAAGTACAAAAGAGGGAATATACTGCCGAAGTGCATAAAGCCATTAATGGCCTAACACTTAGGTGGCACCCAGCAGAGATTCAAACAACGCTGAAATTCTTGTTGAAAGAATTAAGCACGGTTTGCACTTTGTCTTTTGTACCGGACACTGAAACGGAAACGTCAGGTGTTCATGAGTGGATCCTCCCTTGGGTAGATGTTAGTCTTTTGGACTGCAATTTGCCCAGAGTTGAAAACTCTGTGAGAACGTATTGGGCTTTGAGACCTAAGGTCAAGAAGCGCATTACTGATGGCCGTGCCGCTTATTGGGCATGGCTGCACTCACATAGTCGATCCATTCCGAAGGATGGTCCATGGAGCAGGGATCCTCTCTTTGAAGCTGAGAGGTCCTGGTCCGAGAAGGCCGCGACAAAATTCCGCCGAGAGGCGAAACGTGGCCAAAGGATCAAGTACGGATGGACCCATACTGGGTTGAGCGACAGATAAGAGTCACTCTG